CGCTATCACAGAATGGGCGAACTTTTCCGCAAGTGCAACTCCTGTGACAACCGCCAAGGCGTTTGCCTCGGTGGCAACTATCAATGCGACGACCACCGGAAGCACCTTCACCGTGAAGATCGGAACCGCTGACAAGCTCGGACTGAATACCAAGCTGGGCACCAACACCGTACTGCTGGCGGCACTCGACAATACTAAGGAGGGCACGGCACCAGCGGTCACTGTATCGTCTACCGTGCTGGCTCAGAACACTATCGATACTTCTGGTGCACCTGCTGGAAAGGTCACAAAAGTCTGGTTTGTGGTATAGACGCTCCAGCATCGACTACTGAGCTGGAGACGACCGATGCCCCTCCCCTAAAAAGGGAGGGGGTTTCCTTTGGTGATTTCCTATGAGAGTGACTGATATCGATTGGCGGGCCATGCTCAGGGGATGGAGCGCGGCGGATGTCCTGTATCTCCGGTCGGTATGCGACGAAGTCCTGGCCCATAAACCACGGCGCTCGACCATAATAAGGAAAGAATGATGGCAAACGTTAAAATTTTCCAGAAGGGGGCGCAAACCATAGCCCAGGCAGGCGGGCGACAGATAGCAGCCTGTTCGATCCAAGGAAATGCTCGAGCTCTATTCAAGGTTGCGATCGATGCCGTGCCCAATGGCGGCAGCCTGAACATAGGCAAGGGGCGCTACTTGTTCTCAGCGCCCTATGCCTTCCCGTTGGATCCAGACGGGAGCAACATCTTCTACTGCTCCATCCCCATCATCGATAAGGGGATGCACATTTCTTGCGCTGGTGTAGGTCAGACTATCCTCCAGCTTGCCCCTGGCCAGAGGCGGGAAGGGCGGCATGTCGCCCTGATGCTGGTGAGGGGGAAGAGGGGCTTCGACCTGGGCTATTCCAGCTTCTCTATCCGAGGGGTTACCTTCGAGGGAGCCAGCTCTCAGCAGAACCTTTCCGAGCCGCCATACGACGGCGAGGCACTGCTCCTGGTGGGATCGCAGAGGAGTAATGGGGTATTCGAAAATCTGGAGTTAAGAAACTCACATGGTGCCGGAATGTACCTGGGGAACAACGGCTCCGGACCGGGGGTGAACGAGACTGTCCGGAACGTCGTCGCCCGGAACTGCCGGGCCGAGGGCATCATGCTGGACACGAACAAGAACAGCCAGGTCATTGACTGCCAGGCTTACGGGTGCCGTGTCGGGCTGTACCTCAACGGGAACGATGATTGGCAAGGCAGGGGCAGCGACAACGTCACAGCGACCAGGATCAAAACCGACAGCCAGATCACTTGCTGGCAGGTCAACGACTTCACCCTGAGCGAAATAAACATGGATTGCACTGGATCACCGACATCTCGTGGCCTGGTGGTCCGAGACGGGAACGGGGTGGTGAAGAACTCCAACCTCAAGACCGACAAAACCAAGATCGATGCCAGGAGCGGGCCAGGGGCGACATACTTCTATGAGGCCGCACGGGTTCTCTTAGAGAAATGCACCTTAGAAGGCTATCTTGGTGTCCATGCCGTCGGGCCGTCTTATGTTGAGGCCAAAAACTGCCAGATCATAGCTCCAGGGGGCTGCTATTGCACGACCGATCCCCAGCCAGTGAGCAGCACCATCATAGCGGAAGGATGCACATGTTCAGGAAAAAAGACGGCGTTGCAATCCGGATCTACTTTTGAAGAAAGGTGAGTTTATGACGAAAAAAATTGATCCCACCAAGGTCTGGTGGCTCATAATAGTGCTCCTGCCGCTGGTGCAGGCCGGGGCTGGCATTCTGTCTGAGTCTTTCTCAGGCCAGGGCTACATGGAAGCCTGGCATGATAGCGAGAAGGTGACCGATCGGACCATTGTGACCGGTGAATACGATTATGGCGCAGAGCTATACCCTGGGGGAGTGTCAAGCGGCCTGAACATTACCAATGGCTCCGCATCATACTCCTTCCGGTCTGGCGACTATTCGATCCATCTGAAGAAGTTCTCTGGCCAGATCGTGGCCGAGGCAGATTCGAACGGTACTATTGTAGATGCGGCCGGAGAGGGCGAGATGGTGGCTACATCGTATCCTACCAGGCCATTCGCTAGCAGCGTCCGGCCATTCCCCATAGGCGGTCTGGAGGCTAAGGGAGAGTTCTCCCTTTATGCGGCTACTGAGTTCGAAAATATTCCGCTGCCCACCTGGAACGGCTCGCAGTGGGCCGACATCCCGGTGAACCAGACGATCACCAATCAGACGGTCATCAACCAGACCACGAACGAGACTGATATCGATTCGATCAATGATACCACATGGATTGATGGAGACGACTGGGACGATGATGCTGTGATTTTCTTATGAGGTGGTGAAGATGGTTTTCCAATTCAAGAAAGCGCCTAAGAAAGAAGAGGCCTGCTGCGTGCCGGGTGAAGGGCTTACTGACGAAGAGTTCGCAAGCTTCTGCAAGACGCCGGAGGAGCTGAAAAGGATTCCGAACGGTGTGTTGACCTATCCAGATGGCCTCACGCTCTACATCGATGGAGCTAACCAGAAATGGACTCGGGAGCAGTGGAAGAAGCGGTTCGGTTATGACCCCAAAAAGGTCTGGAACCGCATGAAGAAGCAGAAAATCGCGATTCTTGGCTGGAACAGCGAGAAAGAACAGTCGATAGCAGCCGCCGGGAAGTTCCCGGCACAAAATGAATACTGTGGAGATATAAAAAATGGCAGACGAAAGAGTCAACACGGATGCTAAGCTAGCATCGTTAGTTATAGCCGGGGGATACAATTCCTTCGTAGAGAAGAACAGCAGAATGATGGACTACCTCCGAGAAGAGATCGCGGAGCTCCAGACCATGATCGATAAGCTCCAGTCCACCGACATCCAGGCCGGATATCTGCCGGATGACGATAACGATATCGTCAAGTTTCTGGATGAGATAGTCGAAGAGGTGGACAAGAACCTGGCAGTCCTCGGGAATGCCGTTCAGGGCATGAGCAACAGCACTAAGGTCACTCTGGAGGCCGCTGGTTTCATGCGCCTCTCCAAGGACCAGGCCAGCATCAAAACCTTCCCTGGAGGCGACTGAGACGACAAAAGGCATAGCTGACAGCAAGACCATCAAGGCTGCCCTCGCGGTCGTCTTGCTGGGCATTGTGACAATCCTCCAGGGCGGCGAATTCGTGCCTTCGTCCGAGTTCATAGGCGCGGTAATGGTCATACTGGGGGCTCTGTTCGCAGTCTTGCGGAAGTACACCGACGAGGCCCTGAGCGGCTGGAAGTAGTCTAGGCTGGATTGATCATGCCAGCCGATACCGTCGAAACGATGGTGGCCCGGATAGATGAGCGAACCGAGGCCATCATGTCCAAGATAAACGCCCACTGTGACCAGCTTTGCGATCATGAAAAGCGCCTCGGGGGATTAGAGGGATTCAAAATGACAGTGTACATTGTATCCGCTGCGCTGGTAACTCTGGCAGGGCTAGCGTTCGCTGCAATCGGGTTGTTCTGAGGTTCTATGGCAGATACACCTTTTTCTGACAGCTACATAGAGACGGATGCAGAGCTGGAAGCTCTCATTGGCGTGGATCCTCGGGCGGCTGCCGTGGCTCTGAAAGCCCTGGCCGCTGCCTCACAGGAATGGTACTGCCAGGAGGCAACACGGCATATCGACCAGCTCCCTCTCCGTGGCACCAAGTACGATATTGACATAGTGGCTGGGATACCAGACCAGCCGCGCGCCTTTCCCCGGATCATAGACGGGATCACTTGCGACTGGAACAGCAGCACCAGCCTAGCCATAGTGCCCACCGACATCAAGAGAGCCTGCATGGAGGAGGCAATAGCCATCTATGCGGAACAGTCCGCCGGTGGCACCAGCCGGGCAGCTCTCCAGGAGGCGGGAGTGGCAAGCTACCAGATACCAGGCATAATCTCGGAGACCTTCCGACCAGGGGCGAGCAGCAGTCAGAAGGGCATGCGAAGCCCGGAAGCGTACCGGCTCCTCTCTCGATATATAGCCAGGAGCGTGCCGATTATATGAGCCTCCTGAGCCCCTACCTAGCCGTTCATGGTGTTTCGGTGACCTGGAAGCACAAGACCGGGAATGACGGCAACGACGATACCTATTCAACTTCTACCATATCCTGCCTATGGGCTCATGGTGCTAAGGTCGTCCGCACTCAGCAGGGCGATGAGCTACAATGCCAGGCCATATGCAAATGCGAGGCTGCGGTGGAGGCGGGTGACGTTATCACCAAGGATGGCAGAGATTGGCCAGTTCTAGGGCTCGTGGGCGTGTCTTATGACGGCACAATGAGATCTGTGGCACTGGGCGGATCACGAAGCGGCGGAGCCTGATATGGCCGATGTCACCGACGCCCAAGCTGAAAAGCTGATCAAGATCTATACGAAAGCGGAAAAGGATATACTGGCCGAAGTGACCAAAGCGCTCCTCAAAGGCAATTCTACTTATCAGCTTAATGCAATGCTCAAAAACGTCCGGAAGATCCGGAAGGATCTCCTGGGGGGTGCTAAGGATTGGTCTGAGCAAGCCGTCCAGCAGGCTTACGAGTCGGGGATGAAGAGCACGGGCCTGGGGGGTGGGGTAGGATTCAATGCCGTC